GCGAAACCGGTGACATCGTTACCGAAGCTCAATCCCTACGCCAAGCACTAGACGACCTCGATGTTGAAGATCGGATGATCGACGACATGTTTGGCTGCATCGGAGGCCGTAATGCCTAATCTTGACCAATGTATCCGGACCGCAGTCGAGAATGGCGATCTGACAGAACAGCTTGGAATTGAGCTGCAGCATCGCGTAGATGGATTCACGCGGGCGCTGACGATCAAAGGTCAGATGTCGCCTGATGCGGCGCGTCGTGCTGCGCAGCGGCAAGCCCTGGAATCACAAAAAGCCGAGATCGCGCTCAGAAAGCGCCAGGCTGGGCTGCAGGCAATCGCGCTACACAAGGCTATCCAGAACGCTCAACGCCATCCAGAAGGCTTTGCAGCTGGCGTGATGTCGCTCCTGGTCAAGGACTTAGGCCGTAGAGCGCCCTACTCGAATATCGACAACCGCGCCAAGGCTATCCTGGCTGAATTGCATGCCAGTTTTTCGGAAGCGATGAATCAATACCGCACGAAATTGGCAGGATTAACGCAAGACAAAGAAGGCCTGCGCAACATGGTTCGCGAGCTGTTTGGCACCGATACCGGTGATCAGATGGCCAAGATCTACTCGAAGACCTGGTCAGAGACGGCCGAAATGGCGCGAAAGATGTTCAACCGCGCGGGTGGCGCAATCCCGAAACGTGAAGATTGGGGCATGCCGCAGTTTCACGATCCGATGCGCGTAGCCAAGGTCAGCAAAGAAGAATGGACCAAGACGATCACGCCGATGCTGGACCGCAATCGCATGCTGACGCCAGAAGGCATCCCGATGACCGAAATGGAATTCAGGCTGTTCCTGGATCATGCGTATGACACCATCAGCAGCAATGGCATGGTGGACCTTATGCCTGGTCGCATGGGCGGCGCAAAGCTCGCCAATCGTCGCCGTGATCACCGTGTTCTGGCATTCAAGGACGCTGATTCCTGGCTGGAATATCACGATAAGTTTGGTCACGCGGACATCTACACCACCATGACCGATCACTTATCCGGTATGGCCCAGGACATCGCCAAGCTCGAAATCATGGGACCAAACCCAGAAACCAGCTTCCGTTACCTGCGCGACATGGCCAGGAAAGAAGGCCTAGACAATATGGGCCTGGGCATGCTGGATTCGGTTTGGGGTACGGTTACTGGCAAGGTCAATACGACTGAATCGGTCCGCCTGGCAGATTTTATGCAGGCAGTGCGTCATTACCTGGTCAGCGCCAAATTGGGCGGCGCATTCCTGTCCTCGATCTCAGACTTCGGATTTACGCGCCAGACTGCTGCATTCAACGGTCTGTCCTCAACCAAGATCTTCAATTCGTACCTGTCGCTGATGAATCCAGCCAATGCTGCGGACCGCTTGATGGCGGTCAAAATGCAGCTGACTGCAGATGCCTGGACGACGCGCGCCCTGGCAGCAAACCGCTACACCGAAGTCACTGGCGCAGGATTTTCGGCCAAGGCCGCAGATTTCACGATGCGTGCGTCATTCTTGTCGGCGCATACCGATGCCATGCGTAAAGCCTTCGGGATGGAATTCCAGGCAGCACTGGCGACTCAGATGGGCAAGACCCTGGACAAGGTCCAGCCTGAGCTCCAGAAAGCGCTGCGTGAGTATGGGATCACCGACAAGGAATGGGAGATCATTCGCCAGACGCCAAAGCTCAAGCATCCGAAGCACAAGGATGTCGAGTATTTCTCGCCCGAAAACATGATGCAGCGGACCGATCTGCCGGAATCGCAGCGTCGCGCGCTCAACTTGAAGATCCAGGAAATGATCCTGACCGAGACCGATTTTGCGGTCCCGACGCCAGACGCCAGGGTCCGCGCGATCACCAGTGCCGGCGCCAAGCGCGGATCGGTGATGGGCGAATTCTCCCGCAGCATTTTCCTGTTCAAATCTTTCCCGGTCACGATCGTGGCGACGCACCTGTATCGTGGTGCGTTACAGAATGGCCTGGGCAGCAAGGCGAAATATCTGACCAGTATTGCCGTATCGACGACAGTCCTGGGCGCGATCGCAATTCAGGCAAAAGAAATTTCGCGCGGCAAAGATCCTCGCGATATGACCGATCCGAAATTCTGGGCGGCAGCATTTACCCAGGGTGGCGGCGCAGGCATTTATGGCGACTTCCTGTTCTCGGACGCAAACCGTTTTGGCGGCGGCGTGGTGCAGAGCTTCCTGGGTCCGGTACCTGGCTTTGCCAATGATGTCGCGCAGCTGACGCTCGGAAACGTCCAGGAATTCTTGCAAGGAAAAGATACCAATATCGGGGCAGACTTGGTACGATTCGCTCGTAGCTACACCCCAGGTGGCTCGCTTTGGTACACCAGACTTGCGTTTGAACGTGGAGTTTTGGACCAGTTACAGCTCATGGCCGATCCAAAGGCCAAGAGCAAACTTCGCCGCTACGAAAGTAAGCGTCGAAAGGATTATGGGCAGAAGTTTTGGTGGCGCCCTGGCGAAACTACGCCGCGCCGTGGCCCAAATATTGAAGCAGCAACCGGGGGTCGATAGATGGCTACTCTTACCGTTGGCGATCTGACGCCGCGCGTCCAGTACACCGCAAGTAGCGGTCAGACTGCATTTACCTACAACTTTCCGATCTTTGAGAATACTGATCTCAAGGTCTATGTTGGCGACACCCTTCAAACGCTGACCACCGATTACACCGTTTCCGGCGCTGGCACGAGCAGCGGCGGGACCGTAACGTTTGGCACTGGCCAGACAGCTGGCGTGATTGTCACGATTTACCGAGATCTTCCGGTATCGCGCAGCACCGATTACCAGGCAAATGGTGATCTCCTGGCAGAAAACCTAAACGATGACCTGGACAAGCTGATAATGATGATTCAGCAGGTCGAATATGACGTGAACAACCGCTGTTTGCGTTTCGGCCAATTCACGACTGGTATCCCGCTATCTGAATTCACCGAAGACGCTACTGAGCGCGCGAACAAGGTCCTGGCGTTCGATTCTTCTGGCGACCCAAATATCACCCAGGAGCTGGGTACTTACCAGGGAACAGATGCGACGACGACTACGGCCAGCTACGTCATTCGTGACCTGGTCAAGGATTCTTCCAATAGCAACGTGTATATCTGCCTGCAGGATTCGCCGGCAGGTACGTTATTGACAAACACCAGCTATTGGGCGCTGATCATTGACGCAGTAACAGCAGCAGCAAGTGCTTCTGCAGCAGCCAGCAGTGCTAGTGCGGCGGCATCGAGCGCAACTGCTGCGGCAGGGTCGGCTTCATCTGCATCGACTTCCGCCAGTAATGCAGCCAGCTCCGCTAGTGCTGCCAGCACTTCTGCCTCTAATGCTGCTTCCAGTGCATCTACAGCCTCTACAGCGGCTACCAATGCTGGGAATAGTGCAACTGCCGCAGCAGCCTCAGAAACGGCAGCAGCAGCCTCTGAGAGTGCAGCAGCTACCTCGGCTACCAATGCCTCGAACAGTGCCTCAGCAGCCTCTACAAGCGCCACAAACGCTTCTACCAGTGCTTCTGCTGCCAGTACCTCTGCTACCAATGCAGCGTCCTCAGCCAGTGCAGCAAGCACCTCTGCCAGTAATGCAGCCAGTTCTGCCTCAGCCGCCTCTGGCTCTGCTACAGCAGCAGCCTCTAGTGCTTCTTCGGCAGCAAGTTCTGCTTCCTCAGCACAAGCTGCATTGGATTCGATTGAGAATTTCTATTTGGGTGCTTCAGCTACCGCTCCTACCGTTGATGACAATGGTGATCCATTGGCAGCAGGGGATTGGTATTTCAACACTACTGACAACCTAACCTATATCTATAACGGTTCTGCTTGGCAAGTAACGGTTGTCAGCACTAGCGGATTGCTTCAAGTAGCCAACAATCTGTCTGATCTTGCTGACGCAGCTACGGCTAGAACCAACCTTGGCGTAGCCATTGGCTCTGATGTCCAAGCCTATGATGCAACCATCGTTGTTGATGCGGATATTGGTGTCACAGTCCAAGCCTATGATGCTGATACTGCTAAGACGGATGTAACTCAGAACTTCACTGCACCGCAGCGTAGTGCTGATACCGTTGACAACGATGGTAGCTTTGACCTGAGTGCAGCACAGAACTTTACCTGTACTCCAACGGGAGCAATCACCCTGACCTTCACCAACATTCCTGATGGTCAGTCTGGCTTTATTCTGCTGGTGAACACCACTCCGCAGACCGTAAGCCTTCATGCTAATACCAAGGGTGACGCTAACCTAGCCACTACCCTGAGTACTGCGGGTACTTACTTGGTTAGCTACTATGCCAACGGTACGAATGTTTATCTGACTACGAGTGGAGCTATTGCATAATGGCAATCTTTCCGGGTACTGCAATCACTCCTGCTGGTGGTGGTGCTGGATACACCATTGACCAAAGCCTACGGGGGAATCAGGCAGACAGTTCATATTTAAACAGAACCCCATCCTCAGCCTCAAATAGAAAAACATATACTATTTCCGCTTGGATAAAACCAAGTCTTGAAG